ACAGCGCCACCAGCGATGAGAATCAGCCGGCCGCGGCGGTAACCGCCACTGATAACGCAGATGTGGGCAGCACCTCCCTGCTTGAAAATCGTACCCCGGCTGTCCGCTTCGCCGTCCACCTGTTGGGTGACAAATACCTTTCGGAAATCAGCCAGGAGCAGCTGATCGTCGCCAACGAACTGGGGACCGATGAGAGAAATGTTTACTTCCAGTGCCTCCTCAAGGCCAAAAATGACGTTCCTGATATCAGCGATCTCAGTCTGCATGCCGAGTGGAAGCTGGTCCAGGCCATCAAAGATGTTTTCCCTCAGGGCAAAGAACACGAACCCGCGCTACTGACCGCCTTCATGTCGGGCTGGATTAAAGCTGAAGCTGGTGATCGTAATCAGCTGGTCGAAGACTGGAAGAGTGGAAAGCTCCCGGCCAAATCTGAGGCACCCGTCGTCCGGATTGAGAACGGCCTTACAATTCACGAGCACGACGATGAAGATACGCTTTATCCCATCTGTACTATGCCGTTCCGTAAGCGCCTGTTGGCTCAGTTAACATCCGATGTGATCCGCCATCACCTGACCCGCAGTGAACATGACGGGATCGCCGCGCTGGAAATGGATACCGATGCCGATAACGGCTATGTCCAGACGCTGCTGCTGGCGGCGGAAAATTGTGAAGAAGTCAAAGCCTACGACACCAAAGACCTGTGGCGTTACACCGATGCCATCAAAAAAGTATTCAGCATGGATAAGCGCCATGAGCTTTCTCTGGTCCTTCGCTTCACCAGAATCTGGGCTGCCACCCATTATATTGATCGCGGCATTCTGGTCCGCGAATGGGCTGCCGGGAACAGAATCAGCAGTGTGCAGCGTACTGATGCCGGTACCAGTGCAGATAGTGCTCATGTCACTGATCGCGGTGCTGACGCTCACCACACACTCGACACTCTTGATCTGGAGATAGCCTGCGCCCTGCTGCCGATGGATTTTAACCACTTTGAAATCCCGGGCAGCATTCTCCGCCGTGCGAAAGAGATAGTCGCAAACAAAGAAGAACCGTGGAAATCGTGGAGTTCTATCCTCCGTAATCAGCCTGGCGTTCTGGCTGTAAACCGTACGGCTATTTTCAACCTGGTGCGCATTGCGCCGGAAAATATTCACCTGACGCCGGTTGCACATCTGGAGTTCGTTAACCGGACGATGACGGCTGAGTTTAACGCAGCAGTAGAGCTGTTACCGCTGTCAGTTCCGGCAACTGAACCTGAAAATGTGAACGCCGAAAAGACAGAGCAACCTCGTGTAGAAAACCTCGGCGGTGGCATGTTCTCCATCGATGGTTTGCTGGGCACAAATGGAAACCCGGTCATCAAAAACACCTCAAATGAAGTTGAAAAAACGGAAACCGTAACGGAGACCACCAGCGATGTGCAGATGGAAAAGACTGATCGCGCCGAAGGCGAAGCTAACGATGCGTTATCAGCAGGCGAAAGCGCTGATGCAGCTGATCTGCAGGCAGATGCCGTAGCGGGGCTCGTGTGTACCGGCTGCGGTGCTATCGGTGGCGGCCATTGTCCTGACTGTGGCGCTGTCGCGGGCGATGCGACTTATGCAGTGATGGAATCAGGCCAGAAAGAGGAACTGCAGGCACTGGAGCAGCAGACCGAGCCCGTAGTCGTATTCCCGGCGTACTTCGAACCAGGACGCTATGAAGGTCTGCCGAATGATGTGTATCACGCCGCGAACGGCATCAGCAGCACCCAGGTAAAGGATGCCCGCGTCAGCCTGATGTACTTCAACGCTCGCCATGTTGCCAAAACTATCCCACGCGCCCCGTCTAAAGTGCTGGACATGGGAAACCTGGTGCATGCGCTGGCGCTACAGCCGGAAAATCTTGAAGCAGAGTTCAGCGTAGAGCCGGTGATCCCGGAAGGTGCTTTCACCACCACCGCCACTCTGCGCGAATTTATTGATGCGCATAATGCCAGCCTGCCGGCGCTGCTGAGCGCTGATGAGATCAAAGCGCTGCTGGAAGAGCACAATTCCACCCTGACCGCGCACCTGCCGCTGGGCGCCAGCCTGGAGGAAACGGCGCAGAGTTATATGGCTTTGCCAGCGGAGTATCAGCGCATTGAGGCGGATCAGAAGCAGACAGCTGCAGCCATGAAAGCCTGCATCAAAGAGTACAACGCCACCCTGCCCGCGCCGGTGAAAACCAGCGGTAGCCGTGATGCGCTTCTCGAGCTGCTGGCGATCATCAATCCTGACCTGGTGGCGCAGGAAGTGCAGAAACCGTCACCGCTGAAAGTGTCCGGCACCAAAGCGGAGATGATCCAGGCGGTGAAGTCCGTTAAGCCGGATGCGGTATTCGCTGACGAACTGCTGGATGCGTGGCGCGAGAACCCGGGCGACAAGATTCTGGTTACCCAGCAGCAGATGCAAACGGCACTGGCCATTCAGAAAGCACTGCACGAGCACCCGACTGCCGGAAAGCTGCTGCTGCACCCTGATCGCGCTGTAGAGACGAGCTATTTCGGTATCGACGAAGAGACAGGTCTGGAAATCCGCGTGCGCCCGGATCTGGAAATCGACATCGACGGTGTTCGTGTCGGAGCCGACCTTAAAACCATCAGCATGTGGAACGTGAAGCAGTCCGGACTGCGCGCGCGCCTGCACCGCGAAATTATTGACCGTGATTATCACCTCAGCGCTGCCATGTATATGAGCACCGCGGCGCTGGATCAGTTCTTCTGGATTTTCGTTAACAAAGACGAGGGTTATCACTGTATCGCCATCGTTGAGGCCAGCGAAGAGCTGATTGAGCTGGGCATGCTCGAGTATCGCCAGACGATGAACCGCATCGCCAACGCATTCGACACAGCTGTGTGGCCAGCGCCGATCACCGAAGATTACACCGACGAACTGAACGACTTCGACCTGCGCCGCCTTGAAGCGCTGCGCACTCAGGCATAAGGGGAATGACCATGGAAAACACCAATATCGTCACCGCTGAGCAGCAGGCACCAAACACTATCTCTGCCAGTAACGCAGTATTCAACGTGCAGGCGCTCGGCCAGCTGACCGCCTTTGCTGAGTTAATGGCGAAGTCTGCCGTCACCGTTCCGAAGCATCTGGCGGGGAAGCCTGCCGACTGTATGGCGATCGTCATGCAGGCCATGCAGTGGGGCATGAATCCTTACGCGGTCGCACAGAAAACGCACCTGGTCAATGGTGTGCTGGGTTACGAAGCGCAGCTGGTGAACGCAGTTATCTCCAGTTCAAGCGCCATTGTGGGCCGTTTTCATTACGAGTACGGCGGCGACTGGGAAAAGATCGCCGGTAAGAAAGATGGCCGAGATGAGCTTGGCCTGTTTGTCCGGGTTGGTGCCGTCCTGCGCGGCGAGACGGATATCACCTGGGGAGAGAACATCTACCTGGCTGACATCACCACCCGGAACTCGCCACTGTGGAAAACGGCACCCAAGCAGCAGATCGCCTACCTCGCCGTTAAGTATTGGGCGCGCCTGTACTGCCCTGAAGTCATCCTCGGCGTCTATAGCGCGGATGAAGTTGAACCACGCACCGAGAAGGAGATCAACCCGGCACCAGCCCAGCGCGTGAACCTGGCCGATATTAAAGGTGACAGCCTAACAACCACGCATAGTGCGCAGGCGTCAGCAGTGAATATTGATGGCTTGGCGGACGAATTCCGGGACCGTATCGACGCAGCTGAAGATGTGGACTGCGCCAAAGCCGTACGGGCCGACATTGAAAGCGCTAAAGCAACACTGGGATCCGCTCTTTTCACCGAACTGAAGAACAAAGCGGTGAAGCGTTATTACCTGGTGGATGCCCGCAACAGAGTCGAAGCAGCAATCAACTCCCTGCCTCAGCCCGACGAGCCGGACGCCACCGAACGCTTCGGGGAAGTTGAGCGTGTGTTGGCGTCAGCGAGACGTCATCTTGGTGATGAACTGCACGAGCAGTACAGCATCACGCTGCTGGATATGAAACCGGAATACGTGGGCTAAGGGAGGCGGGAGGGTTCGCCTTCCCGGTAACGATGGTTATGAAACTGATCAATCGAGCCAATAAGCACTCTCCGCTTGCGCGCCAGGCATGCGACATCGCGCTGGCAACACACGCAGAACGTTACGGAGATTACGGGCGCAGCAAGATGAAAGAGACATATACGGTGAAAGTAGAAGGCGTGAAGGTTTGGGTGGAGGTGGTGAACCGTAAGGCGAGCTACGTGGCCACGGCGATGACCAGCATGCGCCGGCTGCGTTCCCTGCCCGGGCAGGTTTCCTGATACCGAAATTTCATCGTGTTAATAGGTAGTAATAAGTTTTAATCCGGTCAGTGAAGTACCATGCTGATCGACATTGCGAGAAACGAATATGGCCAGAATGGTGAGCTTAGAGGAATGGGCTGAAGAGGAATTTGGAAGTTTAGCCCCAGGCATTCGTACATTAAAAAAATATGCTAAAGGGCACATGATGGCACCACCGGCCAGAAAAGTTGGCAGGGAGTGGATGATTGATCGTGAGGCCCGATTTATCGGCATTTTAGCTGAGCCAAAAATCGCACCGACCGCAAACCCAAAGTTGAGAAGGATTATTGAAGATGGCTGCCAGACCACGAACCCATAAAATCACCATCCCTAATCTGTACTCAAAACTGGATAAGCGTACCGGTCGCGTATACTGGCAATATAAGCATCCTTTAACGGGTAAGTTCCACAGTCTTGGCACAGACGCCGATGAAGCCAAACAAGTCGCCAGTGAGGCTAATGACATTATTGCAGAGCAGCGTACTAGGCAAATCCTGAGCGTAAACGAAAAAATCGCCCGCATGCGCGAGTCGAGGGAGTTTATCACCGTTACAACGTGGCTTGATCGCTACCTTGCCATCCAACAGGAGCGACTTGAGACAGGGGATATTAAACTCAACTCAGTGAAACAGAAGAAAAAACCCGTTGAACTGCTTCGCCAGCACTCCGGGATGATGTATCTGAAAGACATTACAACGCTGGAAATAGCGGAAGTCGTGGACATGGTAAAGGCCCAGGGCTACAACCGCATGGCGCAGGTAGTCCGGACTACATTGATCGACGTCTTCAAGGAAGCTCAGCATGCCGGGCATGTTCCTCCTGGCTACAACCCGGCGCAGGCCACACGACAGCCACGCAATCGGGTGATACGAGAACGACTTTCCCTCGAGGAGTGGAAAGCAATTTACGCCGCGGCTGAACACCACCCGCCATATCTTCAGTGCGCGATGCTGCTGGCCGTGGTCACCGGTCAGCGAATCGGGGATATTTCCCGAATGAAGTTCACCGACATTTGGGATGACATGCTCCACGTCGAGCAAGAAAAGACTGGCGCCAAAGTGGCGCTGCCGCTATCACTCCGTTGCGAGGCGCTGAATATTTCCCTGCGTGAGGTCGTGGCTAAATGCCGTGATGCCGTGGTCAGCAAATACCTGGTGCATTTCCGGCACAGCACATCGCAGGCAACGAGGGGCGATAAAGTTTCAGCCAGTTCGATAACAACCACGTTCAAAAAAGCCAGAAACCGTTCTGGGCTTTCATGGCCTGACGGTAAGGCACCAACATTCCACGAACAACGTTCGCTGTCAGAAAGACTGTACGAGGTCCAGGGGATCGATACGCAAAAATTACTCGGCCACAAATCACCACAACAGACGGCAAGATACCATGATGACCGGGGAAAAGACTGGACGGTCATAGCCGTTTGAGTAGCATATTTTATAGACAGTTTTGGGGAAGAGTTTTGGGGAGGTTTTGGGGAAAGGATTGGAAAAGTAAAAAGCCAACATAAATATAAAATCTATGTTGGCTGTATGTTGCAAAAACAGTATTACATGTGGCTGATGATCGCGTCACCAAACTCTGAACATTTCAGCAGCTTAGCGCCTTCCATCAGACGTTCGAAGTCATAGGTTACAGTTTTCGCGGCAATCGCGCCTTCCATACCTTTGACGATCAGGTCTGCGGCTTCGAACCATTCCATGTGACGCAGCATCATTTCAGCAGAGAGGATAACGGAACCTGGGTTCACTTTGTCCTGACCTGCGTATTTCGGT